CGTCCGCCAGCGCCATCAGTCAGCGGCCCGGATGCTGTCCAGGCACACCAGATCGGAGGGCCGGAAGGTAAAGGGCAGCTTCTGCTGGTTCACCTCGCCCATCTTGTAGTTCATGAAGGGCAGCTCGGTAAACGCCACGTTGTCGATGCTGTACCGCTCCTCACCGCCGTCGGCGGCGTCCGGGTCTTTCAGGGCGGTGGTGATGGTGCACCGCTTGTCAAGGCCCCGCTTGGCCTGTTCCAGCACCTCGTAGAACCGGGTGTAGACCTGCTTGAGGGTCATGGTGCCCTCTCCGGCGTAGCCGGTGATCTTGGAATCCACGTCCATGCCGAACTGGACCTTCTCCCGCTGTACCTTGACGGTCAGCGTCAGCTGGGACAGCTCGGCGATGCGCGCGCCGTCCACCCAGACCTCGGCAAAGGAGCCGGACAGGGTGCGGTTTGCCTGTAAATTACTCATACGTTCCTCCTATTTCACGTTCGTCCGATGGGTTACATGGAGATGACCAGCGCCAGATCCTCCATGGCGTCGCAGAAGGTCAGCTTGGCCTCCAAAAACACCTGACTGCCGGTGTTGGCCTTCAGAATGTCGGTGTCCTTCATCTCGGAGGTGTCGGTCCCTCTGGATTCCAGATAGTTTCTCTGCCCGGACAGGGACACAAAGCACCGATTGTCGGCGGTCTTGTCCAGCACATCTCCCTCCAGTCCCTTGAGATAGGCGTTGATGGCCGTCACCAGCAGCAGCTTGTTGTCATAATCGTTGAGCACCTTGCCCACATAGCCGCTCTCGAAGGCCTTGGCAATGTCCCCGCGGATCAGGTCGATGCCCTCCACGATCTTGATTTTCTGGAAGGGCGCGGCCTTGTCCGGGGTCAGCGTGGTAAGGGAGTTCACCGCGCGGCCCAGACGGTAGCCCTCACGGCCGGGGACGATGATGAGCTTGCCCGCGTCCACGGTCTCGTCCGGCTCGGCCAGCGCGTCGCAGCCCACCACCTCCGGCAGGTTGACGTAGGTGGCGGAGCGGGTCAGGGGCAGCGCCGCCAGCAGCGCCGCCACACGGACAGCGTAGTCCTTTGCCTCCATGGCGCCGTCCTCCAGCGTCAGGCCGGACACACACAGGTTCACGATGCCCTCGCAGTCGGGGGCCGTTGCGTTGGCCACCACGGCCTTCACGCCCCGCCCGCCGTTTCGGAGAGTCTTGATAAAGGACATCACCCGCGCGTCATCCAGACCGGGCGCGGCCAGCCAGTCAAAGCGCAGACGCTCCAGCGCCTGATAGGTTTTCTCGGCGTCCTCGCCCACACGCAGCACCCAGACCTTGGTGGGCGCGGCTAAAAAGGCCAGCTTCAGCAGGCGGTAGTTCTCGGGGGAAAACTTGTCCTCCGGCACCTCCGCCAGACTTTTGTACGCGGCCTCTGCCGCGCCGCCCGCGGTGGCGTCCTTCACCGCCACCGCCAGCACGCCCCGGGCGGAACGGGTGATGGCGGACACAGCCGCCGTCTGAAAGCTGATAAAAATTTCAGGAAGACCCATAAATACCTCCAAATTTCAAAGATTTCCTTGTCAAATGTCCAAATTGAGAGTCGCCATGCGTCCCGGCGGCTCCATGGCGGGCTTCTCCGGCTGGGCCAGCGGTACGCACAGTTCCACCGTGAACGTCAGCGTCTCGCCCTCGGTTTTCAGTTCCAATGGATGCAGCGTTCGCTCCCCCATGGGAACGCCCCGGAGCAAAACCGGCGTCAGGGAGGAAAGCAGGGCGGTGTTGCCGTCCCGCTCCCGGTCGGATGCGGCGGAGACCGTCACCCGGTAGGTGTGCTCCGCCTGCCGTCCGCCGTCCACCAGTACCGTCCCGTCCTCCCGGACGGACACCGCCAGCAGGGGGTATTCCCCCCGCGCTCTCGTCCGGTCCGCCACGGTGCGGACGCCCGTACACGCCTGCAAATACGCCGCCACGCTGTCCTGAATGGCCTTCACGCCTACCCCTCCTTTCCTGTCTCACGTGAGACTTGTCCGCCACAGACACCTTCTGCGTCTCCCGCAGACGGCTCCACGCCGCTGATCTCCACCACCGTCACGCAATGGCTGTCATACCGAAAGCTGTCGGAGGCGCGCCCCATCCAGACGCTCCCGCCCTCGTCCGTCACCTCCACCCGGTCGCCCAGCCGAAAGGCCAGCTCCGGGCGGGTGTACAGGGTCAGCCGGTACAGCGCCTCCGGCCAAGCGGCGGAAAGGGACGGCGGCATGGGTGCGCTGGTGTGCTCAGAGCGGCTCAGGGCGCAGGGAGCGGCCTCGCAGAGCCGCTCCTCACCCTCCGTCAGCGGACGGAACGCCGTGACACGGTGGGCATATGTCCGGGCGAGAATGTCCGCCAAGGCTTTGTCCGTCACGGTTCACCCCTCCTTCAGCCGCCCCAGCCTGCGCCACGGGGCCAGCCCCGCCAGCGCGGCGGACTGCCCGTCGGAGACGGCGTAGGTCACGGAGGTGTCGCCCCGGGTGACGCTCTTCACGGCGGCCTCCCGGCCCTCCATGTCGAGGAGCAGTGCCGCCACGGCCTGCTCCATGGCCTCCGGGATGTCCGCCCGTCCGCACCACGCGCAGGCCCGCTCCATGGCCATTTCCGTCAGTGCGTCCCCGTTCTCACCGAGACTGCGGCCCGCCAGACGCTCCGCCTTCTCCCGAATGGCGGCCGCCTTGTCCGCGCCGCTCATCAGGGAGCCACCACAGCGCCGATGGATGCCAGACGCTTGCCGGGCACGAACAGATCGTAGAGATAGCGGGCCTGAATGGAAGTGCCGTCAAACAGCTGGTTCTCCTGGGGGCCGAACTGCTTGATGGCGTCCAGCTTGCTCACAGCCAGCGGCGTCTCGCAGTGGGTGATGAGACAGGCGATGTCCTTGGCGTTCTCCCCCGCCACGATGCCGCCCTGATCGCTGTCGCCGCTCTGGACGGTGATGACGGTTTTCATGCGGCTCTGGGGCACGAACACGCAGGGCAGATCGTCCAGCATCATCACATTCTCATAGGTCACGCCGTTGATAGACACGGCGTTGCCGAAGGAAATGTCGTGATAGGTGCCGTTGGCGGCCTCCAAGAAGGCGGTCTTGTGCTTGTGGCTGATGAGGGCCACATAGCCGTCCATCTCCTCCGCGTCGTCCCGGACGGTCTGCAGCAGGCCGCTGACGGTGGCGATGGCGTTGGTCTTGGTCAGCGCGGCGGAGACGATGTGGCTGTCCTTGTGAGCCGCGTCGCCGTTGGCCAGCTCGTACAGGCGGTGGATGCGGTAGGTGTCCTGCTCCTTCACCAGCGCGTTGCGGGCGAACTCACGGATGACGTTCTCGGCAGTGACCAGAAAGCCGGTGTCGTTGGGATCGGTGCGATCCAGAGAGAACTTCACGCCGCGATCCATGGACAGGGTGTAGCTTTTCCAGCTGTTGGTCACGGTGCCCTGGGGGTAAGCGGAGCCGTCGGCCTTGCCCGCGTCATAGTTGCCGAGACCCGTGGTGGACAGGGTGGAGATCTCAATGTCCCGGCCCCCCGTGAAGCGAACCTTCCCCGCTTCCGGGATCATCCACGCGGTTGCGGAGGCCGCCGCAAACTCCTCGTCAATGAACTGCTGATATGCCTTTGCGTAATCAAATGCCATAATTATACCTCCGGTATTCAAATTCTGGGGCTTTCAGACCCTATAACCCCACAATAGCGCAAAAAAAACGCCCCGCCTTGGGAACCGTTTCCCAAAAGCGCGACGCTCCATTCACCCGCAAAAAAAGAATCCCCCTCCGTCCACGGAAGAAGATTCCTCTTTACTGTAATCAATTTTAATGGTAACAGTTCCTGATAATTTACCTTTGCGCCGCCCCTCACATCAGTCCCGCCACGCCGCAGGTCACAGCCGTGGTGACGCACCCGGCGATCACAACGCCTGCGGCGATGGCCGGCAGAGCGGTGCGCATACGAATATCCAGCACGTCCGCCACCAGCGCCCCGGTCCACGCCCCGGTCCCCGGCAGGGGGATGGCCACCAGCAGCACCAGTCCCAGCGTCCGGTACTTCCGCACCTTCCGCCCCTTCAAATGCGCCCGCCGTTCCAGACGGTCCACCTTCGGCCCCAGCCGCGCGCTTTTCCGCATCAGGGCGAACACCCGTCGCAGCAGCAGCAAAATGCAGGGCACCGGCGTCAGATTCCCCGCCATCGCCGTGACAGCGGCCACGGCAGGCGGCAGTCCGGCGGCCACCCCCAGCGGAATGGCCCCCCGCAGCTCCACCACCGGAACCATAGCCATCAAAAACGTCATCGCCAGCTTTCCCAATACGCTCTCGCCAAAAATCATGTATGTCCCATCCCGCGCCGATTTTCGGCGCGCTTTTTTATTTTACGCCCCTTCCTCACGAGCCCGGCCATGCCACCCCCAAAAAAGCCCATGACACCGCCGGAGCGACGACCCCACCGGCCCACGCCCCGCTTCGCTCGGAAAGTCTTATCCATTAGGTTAACATAAATCCATCCGCTTCGCAACTACAATCTGTCTGCTCCAACGCGCCGCCGCCATTCTGTACCGCCCCTCTTTGCGCCGCAGAACCCTGTACCCCTTGCAATGACGGGGTTTTCTCCCATCCGTCCTCTCGTCCCGCCCTCCGCTGAAAAAAGTTTTTCTCCGTCTGCTGCACGGCCCCGTGCAACAAACCGCCCTGAGCCGCCATGGACAGAACGGCTTTTCCGAAGAACTCCTTCACAAGCGCCCATCCCCCTCCGGTGATACGGTGCTCCTATCTTTATGTAATAGGAGGCATGTTCTCTTGTTGACCACGGAAACATTTCGGAAAGCGGCCCGGGACCCGGCGGAGTTCGGCAGCTACTACCTCTCGCACTACTTCACCCGCCGCTCGCCCCCCTTTCACCGGCAGCTGTCGGCCCTGTGGCGCCGCCGGGTGATGAAAAACCGTGACCCGGTCTCGGACTGCGCTGCCATGCTGACGGAAAAGGGCACCCGCAGCGCCATCGCCGCCCCCCGGGGCCACGCCAAAAGCACCGTCATGAGCCTGCAAAACGTCCTCCACGCCGCCCTGTTCGGCTACAAGCGCTACATCCTGCTGGTCTCGGACACCGAAGCACAGGCGGTCAGCTTTTTAGACGCCATCAAAAACGAGCTGGAGACCAACGAGCGCATCTTAGCGGACTTCGGCGAGCAGCCGGGCAAAACCTGGAAGACCGGCTCCATCCTGCTTTCCAACGGCTGCCGGATCGACGCCGTAGGCAGCGGCCAGAAGCTGCGGGGACGGCGCAACTACGAGCGCCGCCCGGATCTCATCCTCTGCGACGACATCGAAAACGACGAGGGCGTCCGCACGGCGGAGCAGCGGCAGAAAACCGCCGATTGGTTCTGGAAGGCGGTCTGCAAGTCCGGCGACAGCTACACGGACATCCTCGTCATCGGCACCATCCTGCACCACGATTCCCTTCTGGCGGGCCTGCTGGAAAACCCCGGCTTCCAGAGCCGGAAATACCGGGCCGTTCTGTCCGACGCCACCTCCCCCTTATGGACGGACTGGGAGCGCCTCGCCTCAGACCTCACCGACCCCGACCGGGAAAAAACCGCCCACGCCTTCTATTTCAAGCACCGCAAGGAAATGCTGGCAGGCTCCAAAGTCCTCTGGCCGGAAAAACTCAGCTACTACGATCTGCGGCTCATGCGGCTGACGGAGGGGGACGCCGCCTTCAATTCGGAAATGCAGAACCAGCCCATCGACCCCGCCGCCTGTCTGTTCTCCGCCCAGTGGTTCCGGTACTACAACCCCGCCGAGGTAGACTTCCGCGCCGCCGACTTTCGGTTTTACGGCTACTGCGACCCCTCTCTGGGCCGCACCGCTTCCAGCGACTATTCCGCCATCGTCACCCTGGCGGTGGACCGGAACACGGGTCTTTCCTACGTCTGGGACGCGGACATCCAGCGCCGCCACCCGGATCGCATCATCGCCGACATTCTGGAAAAGGAGCGCCTGCTCCGCCGGGAGACCGGCCGGGGCTACGCCATCTTCGGTGCGGAGACCAACCAGTTCCAGTGGTTTTTAAAGGAGCAGCTTGCCCGGGAATCCGCCCGTCAGGGCCTGTATCTGCCCATTCAGGGCGTCCGCTCCACGGAGGATAAGACCATGCGGGTGGAGACCTTGCAGCCGGACGTGAAAAACGGCTACATCCTCTTTCGCCGGGATCAGACGCTGCTTTTGCAGCAGCTTTCCCAGTTTCCCCTGGGCGCTCACGATGACGGTCCGGACGCGCTGGAAGGCGCCCGCACACTGGCCCGCAAGCAGTCCCGGACGGCGAACCTGTCCGGCCTGCACCTGTAAAAAACTCACATGAGACTTGTCCGGCCTGTCCGCAAAAAGGGAAGCGCCCCAAGCTGTGCAACCGGCAAAAAACTCACGTGAGATTTGTCCAATTTTTTACGAACGAAAGGAGTCCATCTATGACCATTCCTTACTTAAACACCGCTCGTCCCGTCCCCATGAGCGACATTCCCGAGGAATACCGGGACATTGCCGAGGCCATCGGCCTTGAGGCCTTCACCCAGCTGACGCTGCTGTGCGGCGGACAGAGCCTGTACATCCCCAAGCGGGAATCTCTGGAGCGTAGCGCCCGTGACCGGGACATCCGGGCCCGGTTCAACGGCTGCAACTACCGGGCGCTTGCGGCTCAGTTCCGTCTCAGCGAGCGGCAGATCCGCAAGATCATCAACGGCACCCGCACTTAAACTCAGCGTGTCGAAAAAGTCTTTTCGCCCCGCATGGAGTAGGAATACACCGTCGGCCCATGCCAAACAGCGGACACTGCGTATTCGCTGTTTGGGGGCCATCCTCGAAACAGGCTCGTTTTATCCGCCACCGGCGGCACTTCGCCTGTTTCCCCTTCTTGGGTTATCTCCGCACTAAGAGCCGCCTTGTGGCGGTTGCGCTCCGAAACGCGCCTGCGGGCGCAGTCCCGCACACACCCTTCACCCGCAAGTGGTATGCGGCATCCGTAAAGCGGCACAGCCGCTAACGGCTGCCCTACCTTACCGTCTCAGAAAATCTACCGCTTTATTGACAGTCTCAAGACACACAGACAAAACTCACGTGAGTTTTGTCCGCACATCGCCCCGTCCTTTCACCCCGCACGGAGCAGGGGAGCGGCCGTCGCCCTTCCTTTTCTTTACATTTTTGTAACAAACGAACTTTTTCTTTGCTTTTTCCCCCTTTTATGCTAAACTATTCTCGAAAAAACACTCTTTTTCAAAGGAGGGCCTTGTCATGCCTCAGGATCCCGCGCCCATGGATCAGCTCCGGGACGAGCCGCTGCGTTTTCTGGAAACGGAGCAGTTTCAGGAAATGCTGTCCGTCTACCGCAAGCTCAAGCCCCTTGAGCAGGAAAACCCCCGCAAATTCCGCAACCAGCTGAACACCTACGATTTTTCCGACATCTACCCCATTATGGACACCTACCTGCAAACCCGCGCCCTCTCCGACCCGGAGGCCGTGTCCGCCGTCATCGCGGAAGCTGCGCCGGAGAGCGTGGCCTTCGCCTCCACGCTGCTGGACATCTTCGAGACCACGGTGGCGGAGCGGGTGCAGGAATACGACGTTCTGGGCAACAGCCCCGCCACCTACTTCATCTGCGGTGTTTGGGCCAACATGAAGCGGGGGAGGGAGTTCCACCCGGCGTCCAACGGCATCACCGTCACCTATGATCAGCCGGACGCCTACGGCAACCAGAACATCCGCTACCGCAACAAGGACTATGAGATGACCCTCATCTTTGAGGCGGTGGAAGCCTACACGAAAAACCTCAGCTGGACGGCCCACCGCCTGCTGATCTACACCCTCATGCGGGGCAACGCCGACAACTGGCGGAACAACACCGCCACCTTCTCCATCGAGGAATACATGGCGTGGGCGGGCCTGAAAAGCCGGGACGCGGCCTACCGCCAGCTGAAAAAAGACATGCAGGCCATCACCGGCATGAAGATCACCGCCGAATCCTTCAAAAAGTACTTTGAGTCCTTCTACATCACCCACCTCGCCACGGAAGCCTACATCAAAAAGTACACCGGCGAGG